CAGCTACTATATCATCAGTCTTATTTAACTCACTAGGTATCTCAGGTAACTTGGCTATGAACTGACGTTCAACACTAAACCCAACACCAGTACCACACAGTAGAATAAACATAGCTTCATCGAAAGCTCTAATGTGGTCTACTGGTAGGTAGGAGCAGTTATATATACAGGTGTTATCACGCTCTGCTGCTGCTCCTGATGTCATCAATGCCCTCATGCTTGGCATAATTTCTAGGTTAAGGATAGCATCTTCTAACTCATCCCATGTTTTATTAGGTAGTTTAACTTTACTACCCATGAAGCTGATGTATCTTGAGACTGTCTCACCCCATGTCTCTCTTCTACCCTCATCATCTAACCATCTAGCATATCTACTAGTAGCAATGAAGGTCTGGTAATCTGTTGGTAATTGATTGCTTATCATCTGTTGTCTCCATCCCCACTAATAGCATTGCGTTTCATTCTGTCTTCTAATTTATCTAAGTTACCTGCTGCAAGTGCAGATAGTTTAACATCTAAGTCAGTAGCTAGAGCAGCTATATACCACAACACATCTCCTAGTTCTTTAGCAATCTCTAGTTTCTTAGCTTCGAATGTCTCTTTATCTGCTCCATCACGAATAAACTTCTTTACTTTATTAGCTACTTCACCTGCTTCACCTGCTAACCCTAAGGCAGGGTAAGTTATCTCAAACCCCTTAGGATAAATTGCTGTCTTACTGGCTTTCTCTTGGTACTCATCTAACTTCATTTGGTTCGTATCCCTCTAATTGATTTAAACGCATGTCAATATATCTTCTAGCTTTCTTTAAGTCAACAGCTTCAGCAGTATTATCCTTATGTCCTGCTCTCATTACATACTTAATTACATTACCCATCCAGAAGGGTAACTCATTCTTCATTATGAAACATATAGGTTCTATCTCGTACCTCTCATAGTGACTAGGTTTAGTTATCACATCTGATTGTTCATTAGCTTGCTTCATTCTATCTCTCATATAATCTCCATAACCTACATGGGTGTCCATAACTTTACCTCTGCTGTATCTGTATCGTATTCACCATTACGTAATATCCTTGCTAGTCTAGCCTGTTCTATTGCAACCGACTCGCCAAGTCCTTTCTTAGCAAACGTACTAACCACCGAAGCCCATGAACAATCAGCATCAAGAATCTTATTAGCAGTAACAGCACCAACACTAGGGCATCCCTTGTAGTTGTCAGTGTTATCTCCAATAAGAGTTTGGTAGTAAAACATTCTATCAGCTTCTGCTTCACTAATGGTAACAACCTGTCCACCAATCCAATGATTTGCTGGTATAGTTTGTAGGTCTTTATCTTCAGACCAGATAATAGTGTCCTTGTTTGCAGTACCAAGTATTCCCAAGACATCATCTGCTTCTAATCTCCTATAAATAATTGTGTTGTATTTACTAGCTACGTATTCTCTAGACCATCCTAGTAGCATAGGCTTTCTATTGTTAGAACGATTAGCCTTATAGTACGGTGCTAGTTCTTTACGATAGTTCTCCTTGTCTGAAAAAGCTACAATACAATCTTGAACTGGTGCTTCTTCCACAAGCTTAGTTAGTTGGTCATCTATTCTTACGGCTACATCTTGTTCATAACAATGCAGTGTCCACAAACCATCACCCCAATTAACAGGAGTTTCAGCAGAAGCACATGCTTTGTAAGCTATGATGTCTCCATCAATAAGCAGTAGGGTCATCGTCTATCTCCTCTTTGTTCTTTTCTTGTAACATTCTTAAAGTCATTACCTGTATTCCATGTTGTACTTGTATGTAATCTAAGTAAGCTTCTACTATCCACTTGATACATAGGCATAGTGTAACACCAGCAAAGCTAACAGTACATACCATCTTAAAAAAGAAATCAAAGTCCATGTTGTATGCACTCCTTTGCCTGTGCTACTGACATTCTAAACCACTCACCTCTACGTTCTGCAACAACTTCTGCTGCTTTATGTGCTTTACTTTCTGACATAGCTCTGTCTTTTGAGTAAGCAGTGTACATCATTTTGTAACTTCTAAATGGGTCACCAGTTTGATAGGACTTGCACCTATCTTCAGCATCTACAGCCATACCTATTTTTACCCAATCAGGGTAAACAGGATTAACTAAGATGTAGACGTAGCCTTCTTTAACTTTATTAAAAGCTTTCAGTGCTGTACTACCAATGTACTTTGCTTTTTGTTTTAAAGCATTGTACTTACGCTTAGTGTTATCACAAGTACGACAAAAATACACGCTCTTTTTCTTGTTACCTAGTGTCCAGTTCTGTTGTAATGTCAAGTTTACTGAACACACTTTACAAGTTCTAGTGGGTGTCTGCCCAATTACTTCCATACTTGTACTCACTGTCAAGTCTGCATCTGAAGTTAAAATGTTGCTCGACTTCTCCCATAGCTCCTTGAATAATTCTTCCTGCTTCATCCTCTTGTCCTTTCTTTACTAAGAGTTGCACTTCATCATGTATGAACGCTACAATATGTGCATCCAATCCTGCTTGTTTCAAGGCACGTGCTACAAACACATACCAAGTCTTACATATTATAGCACCTGCACTCTGTAGTAAAGTGTTCAGTGCAGCATGGCTATGTCTTACAGGTATGATACGTCCATCCAAACCCTTGACCCAACCACGTTCTTCTGCTGCTTTTGACACAGCATCCTTCAAGTACTTCAGAGCAGGTAGTTGTTTAAGAAACTTGTTCTTAATCTTCTTACCTTCTTTGCTACCCTTGCCTATAATCTTACCAATCTTCTCGTCACCAGCACCATAAAGAAATCCATAGATGAATGTCTTAGCATTGGAACGAGTAGGTAGACCTGCTGCTTCTTGGTTAGTAGTGTGTACATCACCATCTAATACTACGTCAGCATAGTTACCATCATCATAAGCAGCCATGTAGTGTGCTAGACATCTAAGTTCTAACCCACTAGCATCAGCACCAAGAAGACTGTAACCAGCAGGAGCATAGAAGAGTGACCTACATTCCTCACCATACTCAGCACCTACACTAGGTACTTGTGCCATGTTAGGATTGGAGTGAGTACAACGAGAGGTGACAGCACCCATGTGGTTGACCCTGCCATGTAGTCTACCATTCTTCTCCATCTTTAGCCATGCTTGCTTGCCTGTACATAGCTGTCCGATACGTTTGTTTAACATCAGGTAGTCACTAAGTAACTTAGCTTCTGGCATGTCTATACTTTGTAGTACATTCTCATCTACCTTAGGTTCACCATTGGCTGTAAACAACTCAGGCTTCCATCCTCTCCTCATCAACCTGTCTGCTATCTGTTGTCGTGATGCTGGATTGAATGGAATAGTTTTAGTCTTAGTCTTTAGCTCTATGATTGTAGGCTCAAAGGTTTCAACCAACGTGTCCTCAATCTCTGACCTACGAGAAGCTATCTTATACCACAGTTCTTTAGCTGCTGCAACATCAAAAGGAAAACCTCTCTCCTCTTGTTGTAGTAGTAATGTATGTAACTCTGTCTCAAGGTCTAGTGCCTCTTGACTAAAATTTTTCTCCATAATTTTGTAATAAAGTTTACTATTAACTGCTGTATCTTGTATGCAGTAATCGAGCATCTCACGTGAGTAAGAGGCAAAGCTCTCACCACCACTATTGAAATCACCTTTGTGTTCTCCTAACCTGTAACCCCAAGCCTTCAGAGAGTGACTGCCTATAAGCTTCTGAGAGAAGTCGCCTCTCTTGTGTAGCTTAAAGTCTATCTCTTTTACGTCAGCCCATATTGTTCTAGCATACACTAGTGTGTCTACTACTCTGCCATTGTACTCAAAGCCGTACAGTTTCTTTAAGACCCTCAAGTCATAGTCAATAATGTTATGACCTATGAGTGTATCTGCTTTGGATAGAAACACAAGCCCTTCTTTTATGTTATCGGGTTCAAAGGTATAAACCTTTTCTGTGTCCCATGTTATATCCCTAGCTACAATACACCACACTTGAGTAACTTCATCAAGTAAGTTGTCTGCCTCTATATCAAATACTAAATCCATACCGTGTCTCCGCACTGGTTAAAATTCTATGTCATCCTCTTCCTCATCACTGAAGAAAGTTTCTATCATACGTCCTGTATCAGGTACATACTCAAGACTACAACATAATCCTGTATCACCAGACCATCTGTTCTTTAACACTCTGACCTGACTGATGTTTGCGTTGTCGTCATCTTGTTGGTTTCTTTCTAACCCTATCACTAGGTCAGATAGCTGTCCGATAGCAGCACTTCCACGTAGTTGTGACATAGAAGTTTGCGCTCCATCTTCATGTCCTCTGTCACCAGAGGGTCTTTTCAAATGTGATATTAAAAGCATACCACAGTTAAGCTCTTCAACTAAAGCACGAAGCCTAGTCATAGTATTATCTATTAGTCTTCTCTCGTCTCCACCCTCAAGTCCAGACACAACAATGCTAATATGGTCAAGAATAATGTAGTCACAGTTGCATCCACGAACCAAGTATCTAATCTTAGATAGTAGATTGTCTGAATCAGTGGAACCCCAATGGTCATATAAATAAACAGCACCGTTGCCCACCGTTTTTTCAAACGCATATTTTAACTCCTCTTCTGGTATCTCTGTTTGCCTCAAGTGTAGAGGCTTGTTTAATTCTAGTGACATCAACCCAAGAGCAGTACGTTTTACGTTCTCTTCAAGTGCTATGTAACCTATTGTCTGCCCTTCTTTTATAAAGGCATGTGCAAACTCACGTGCTAACTGTGACTTACCTATGCCTGAACCTGCCGTAATTGTAACTATCTCTCCCTTACGACAGCCTTGTGTCTTATCCTGTAGTCCTACATATGGGTAGGGTACAGAATCTTTCTCATCGTTTGTTATGATAGTATCCCACAAGTCTGTACCTGCTATGATACCATCAGGTCTGTATGTCTTAGCAGCCCATACTGCATCCACTAACTCAGCCTGTCTACCTGCTTGTAACATTTCACTGGCATCCTTCAGAGGTAGCTTTGCTATCTTAGCTTTGTTAGGTGGTAGAATGTTGGCTACTTCTATTGCTGCTTTCTGTCCATGCTCATCATTATCAAACATGATTATGACTGAATCATAGTTACACAACCACTCAAGACTTTTAGCTACAGCTTTCTTAGCAGACTGACAGCCCTGAGGTACAGATACTACAGCCCACTTGTTATCAAAGCATTGGCTCAGTGATAGTGCATCCAACTCACCCTCTACTATGGTAATCATCTTACCTGCATCACGGCATAGGTGTTCACCATACAAACCTATCTTCTTTATATCTCCAAGCACAGTAAAGTCTTTGTTAGGAAACCTTATCTTCTGTGCTTGTAGTGTACCGTTTCTATCATACATGTTAGCTACTTGTACTCTGCTACCCTTGTAAGTACCAATACCATACTGCCATTGCTTAGCAGTCTTCTCATTTATCTTACGCTTAGATAAAGCTGATACTTCTATAGGTATAAAACCTACGTTAGGTTTCTGTGTTGTCACTGCAATCACTCCTTGTTTATCGTCTGCTCTAGTTACAGTCTGACAAGAGAAGCAGTAGTGATTACCATCTGCATACAAAGCATTAGCATCACTACTGCCACAGTGAGTACAGGCTTCATGCCTTATGAACTCACTACTTTCTTCTTGCATCCTTCAACTCTTTCACTAAAAATTTAAGACCATCTATCATGTCATTCAGTTCATCATCAGTGATAACGTGTTCTATGTAATCATCTAACACACTGTCTGCTATTAAGTCCCAAGTAACATCATCATTAAAATGTTCTTCATCTATATACAAACTGAATGTAAGTCCAGCATGGTTTAGATTAACCTGAACATCTACTTCAGATTCAATCTCAGTTACCATCTTGTCTTGTGCTTCAAGTATTGCCATTACAACCACTCCTTTGGTATAGTTCCTTCAGCCCATATAAAACCATTACGGTCTGCCCATTCTTGACAGGTCATCTTAGTACCATCCTTTCTTTTCTTAGCTCCTTGGATAGTAGAACTTGCCTTCTGAAATACAAAGCGTATGTCAAGGTCTGGATACTGTGCCTTGATAGCCTTCATCTTACGTTGACTATCTTGCCTGAAGTATCCCTTCAGTTCTACTATCATCTTGCCTACCTCTAAGTCAGGGATGTAGTGACGTTCCACATAGTATGATAACTTCTTAGGTTCATACACATATGTAACGCCACGTTCATCAAGGTCAGAGATGACCCTCTCCTCAAAAGTCCCCTTCGTCATTAGTAGTATCCTCTACAAAGATGTCAGAGTTATCGTCCTTCTCTACAGCAGAGGTAACGAAACCATCTTCTTCATCAAAGAGGTTATCAATACTACCACCATGTTCAATCAAGTCAATAACCTGAAGAGCTTTTAATCTTAGGGATACTCCTACCTGTTTGTTACTAGGCATGTAGTAGGTGTTAGGTTCTACAGCTACCTTGATAACAGAACCATTACCAACCAACTGTGTACCTGACATAGGGGTACGCTTTGAATCTACTACATTAACTTTCTGAGGATAGTTAGTACCGTTCTTACCTCTGATGAGAGCTTTAAGCTTTGTCTTGAATACGACATTACCTGTCTCGTTACCGTTCTCATCTACTTCGTGTTCAAACACAGGACGTTTGGACAGTCCAACCTTAAGTGCAGGTTTTTCCTTGACGAGCTTAGCATACTCTTCATCAACGAGTGCCTCTAGCTGTTCACAAACTTGTGCTGCTTCTGCTACTGGTAGTATTACTTGTGTAGAATATTCACCATCATCATTGAAACGAGTATCAGGTTCAAATACTTTACACCACTTAGCTTTACCTTTAATTACAATCATATTAAACTCCTTCGATTGCTGTTGCTTTTGCCGATTGGCTAGGTTGTAACTTTAGAAATCAGGCAAAGAAATAGTCTGACTTCAGTACGTTACGTAGGTCTAGGTTGCCACACTCAGGTGGTTCAGGTACATCGTTAGTACCTAGTGTGAGTATAGCATGTTGTCTCAAGTTATGCAAGACATTATTTTCTTCATACATATTAACAAACTCTTCACGTAATATCTCAGACATCAGTGGCATGTTACTACTGTGAGTACCGTAGCTGTCATGCACCATAGCAAAGTCTTGAATACCTACCTTGGTAGCTTTGTTAATAGTCTTAGTCATAGCTGACGCATCAAGACTGTGAATGAAATTAGGACTAGCACCTAGACTTGTTCTACTCTTATTCACAGTATCAGGTTTATCCTTAGGAAAGGATAGAGATACAATATCCCCATTGATGTGTGTCTTGATACGCTTCTGCTGTGAGTTACTATACTGTTGGAGTACTAACCAACCAGTAGGTGTAACCCACTCCATATGTTTTTGGTGGTTAGTATAGACTTCACTAACTTCCTTAACATAATCCATTACCCTTCTAGCAGACACAATAACATTACTGATTGCATCCCATACATGTCTAGCTAGGTAGGCTGATACCTCAAACAAGTCATCTCCAAATATGTTAGGAGTACCTGCTTTTATCCTATCTTCTAGTGCTTCTGTTATGTAAGTCCTACAGGCATGACGAGTACCAGAGTAGGGTACTATCATAACAGGACGCTTAGCTATCTTCCTATCAATGCCAAACTCTAAACACATACGTCCTAACTCTGTATCCTCTGCCTTAATAGAAGCGATTGTAGCCTCTGCTACTTGAGTGTAGATGTCTTGCGGTAGGTCACTAGGTATAAGGTTAGTTGCCTTGCCCCCTGCCTCATCCCTGAGGATTGCAGAGAGGTGTTGTAGTCCATTGCAAGAACCATCTGCTGCACATGGTAGTCTTGTTGCATGTCCCCACCCATTCTTAACAAGGGCTGACATCTCATAACACCAAGCTAAGAACTGAAAGGGTTTGTCTGCTTCTAACCATAGCTGGTTGTCATAAGGATTAGCTACTATCCTGTGTACTTCATCTGCAAAGTCCCAAGCCCACTGCTCTCTGTCATTCAGAGATACCTTATCATTACCGAATAGGTTAGCACCATGAATACACAACCATCTTGCATCATCCCAATTATTAATAGTCATTGAGTATCCAAACTCAAGTAGTGACTTGCTCCAATCAGCAGACTGAGGTGAGAGAAACGTGCTACTTGCATACTTGCGTGAACGAAAGTCATTCTGCCACACATAGTAGAACCTGTCGTACTTAGCGTACTGCTCTGCTATCTGTAGTGTTCGTTCTACTTGTATACGTTTGCTCACGCTACGGTTGTTAAGGGAGTAGATAGCATTTCGTTTGCGTGACCATGTACGAAACTCATTCCTCTCTTCCTCAGTCATCTGGTCAGGCTCTTTAGTGAAAGGATATACTGGTAAGGGTACGTCCTCTCTTGCAGGTAGCTTGCCCCACTCCTGTCCATTATCCCACAGATTACGTATGACTTCAAGAACTTTTTTATTTATTCTCCATTCAGTATCCTGTAGTGTGTTGAGACAAGAGTATTCTTGTGACAAGTCCTGTTGTTGTAGCCTGTTTAAGTGTGTATTCAAACTCATTTGCGCCTCACTATAGGTAGTTCATCTATGTCATGTCCATGATACCCACCACCCTTTACGCTTGTCCACTCTTTAGGTGGTATAATACATGGTAAGTATCTAGGTCTTGATGGTTCAATGTATTCGTTAAAAGCTTTTATCCAATCCATAGTATCTTCAGTAGGTATGACATAGGTTGCCCTACGCTTACTAGATACTAGCTGTGTGTCAAGCTTAACTATACCTGTTGTCTGTATGATGATGTCTATCATCTTGAAACCTACGTGTACTCGCTCAGATTTTAACCAAGCACTTTCTTCGTACCCATCCTTGTTCATCTTGTTAGTCAGACCATAACGTCTAGCACCATAAGCTTTCTTCATGGCTGACTTGATTGTATTCTTTGCTACATCTCCTTCACTGTGTACCCATCTGTCTAGCCTGTCTTGTATCTCCACGTTACCACCAATAGTTCTGGCTACATACAGTAGGGTGTTCTTCCTACTAATGGAATCAACCATTGATACTATGGATAGATAGGCTACCTCTTCAGGTAACATCTCTTTTAATTTTTTCCAAGCAATATCTCTACTAGTATTAGTAGGATGAGCTAGATAATCTTTCAGTCCATTTGTTACAGTCTCAACAAGTCTGGATACTATAGCTCTGCCATACACAGTGTTAGATTCCATGCCCTTGTCTACTGCTTTTGATACCTCACTTCTATATCGTTGTATACCACCAGTAAGCATGTCTGTTTCTAGTGATAACTGTTCTTGTATGAGGTCAGTTTCTGTTTCATTTGTTTCTAAAGTTACAACCAAGAGAAAGCCCCCTTTACATACCTTATATAGCTACTAGTCCTGCTAGTCCTATAACTACTACTCCTACTGACATGATTACAGTCTGTAGTACACTCACATCTGTGTCATTATCAACACATCCATATAGTGATACTGCTAGTAGTCCTACTATAAATATTGTTGTTAGTAATACCATAATTAAGTTACCTCTTCCTTTGTATAAACGTCTTGATATATTGTAGTTAAATCAGTAGGTGTCTCTGTCCAAGACTTGTGACAATTAGAACAGAACCACTCTATCTGTCCATCTACTGCAAGTAGAGCCTCTGCTTCACCCTTACCCTTACAGTGTGGACAGGGCTTGAACCCCATGCTCATTCTTTATTCTCCTTTACTTTCAATAGCTTACCTCGTTGGTATCCTGAACCATACTTAATATAATACTGTGGTTGTTTCATTCTATCATAAGGATTAACACTTGTCAACCCATGATACCCATTGAAGTACCCCATTACATATCCATCATCATATTCATTACGCATATCCATATCCCTTCCACCATGTAGGTTGTTGTGTGTATTTCCAAACTGCAAATGGTTTTTCACCATGATAGTAATTGCGGTACGCTTGCACAGTATCATCACACTTGTACTTGTCAGGCATACACTGTGGTGGTGGTACAAAACCATTGTCTTCTATGTTCTCAGGTGGTACTGCTAGTGCATCTATAAGACTAGCTGATTTGTGTGGTGTACCAAACCTGAGTAGCTTCTCTGCTGATAGATACCATAGTAACTCTAGTGTCCAGTAGTAGTGCTGTTCACTGGCACGTACCCACTTAGTAGATGGGTGGTTCATGTGACCCTTGCCCATGCTATACAAACCTACCCTGTCTGCATACTCATCACCATCAAGGTATCTATGTGCGGCACTCATCATCTGTACTGTCTCTAACACCATCTTGCTTGCGTGTTTATCACAATGCATCTCTGCCGCCTCGTCTGCGTACTCACTTAGATAAAATATATTCATGTTGCCAGTCCCCTTCTTGTTTATTCTTTCCTGTTTTTTATTTCCTTTATCTTTAAATCTAACCATAGATATACTGGTTGTTCCTGTTCGTCAAGTCTATTCTTTAGTTCTTCTTTGAAATATTCTAGCACTTGTATATGTAACAAGTCAATACTATTCATAACTATTCCTCTTATTTTATATCTACTATATCATAGTAATCCATAACTCTACGTACTTCTTGTTCACTATCAGCTACTATAATAATTTCATGCCCCTTGCCTTGCCATGCGTATGTTACGTAGTATCTATACATTATTATTCTCCTGTATCATGTCTGAGTATAGTACCATGCCAAAGTCGTAGCCTTGCTTGTAGTAGTAGTAGCGTGTTTGCTTCTCATCTCTTGTGCCACGCAAGCAAGCATCTGCTACCCCATCTTTAAATGCTTTTAAATCTAATTCGTTTAATCTTTCAGTATTGTCTGTGTGATTTGCCATCTTCATTCTCCTCTGTATAAACTTCTTGTAGTTCTATGTCCCCATATGTCCAGCTTTCTCCTTCATCTGATATCAAATCCACATTTTCAAAACATTCTAAATCATGTTTAGCATAATCTTTTGCTATTTTCATAGCTTGGTTTTTATTATGTGCTTCGATAGTATAGTTTTTATCGTACCACATAGTTACTTCTAGTTTTATATCATAGCTTTTCACATCCACTCTCCTTCGGGTAATATACCTCTACTAATGCGTTACAGTTAGGGCAAGACAAGATAGACAGGATAGCAAACTCTCCACTCTCGTCTGATATGTCATGGTCATTGCCCCATATAAGCTCTGTTCTACAGCGTAAACAATTCATTGTTAGTCTGTGTCCCTTGTATTGTCTACTATTAATTCTAATTGTACACCATCATCAAGTTTTATGTCAATAGTATTCTTAAAAATATTATAGTTACCCTTCATAGCATAGTCTACTATGTCAAACATTTCTTGTAAATCGTTAGTAAATATAGGGTCACCTATTAAACCATACCCTCTATCATCCTCATAATAATGTAGTAAACCTATCTCATGTTGTACGTGTCCATCATCATGTGTTATTTGTACCAATGAAAGCTTTTGTTCTAAATCTGGTAACTCTATCTCTATTCTTTTATGTCCCATTTATCTAAATCCTTTCTAATTGTTGCGTCTATGTACCATAATCCTAGCGGTAAAAAGATTGCACCAAATACTAGTATATAATATATCATGTGTAAGCTCCCCATTCTTGCATGTCCATGCCTGTTAGCAATCCATCTAGATACTTTAGCATCTCTCTGGCTGGTATTCTGTAGTGAATTATATTACCATTCTCTGTTGTCAATTCATAACCGCCATAATATGTCTCGGTATTTAACGAAAATTCTGTGCCTAGTCTAGTATTAATTCTTAATAATCTTGTTTCTAACATTCTTTTTGTTGTTCTCATGTTACTACTCCCTTTTATTTTACGTCAATTACAAAACCTGATTTGTCAAGCTTAGCTTTACCCTTAGCTTTTAGTCCTACTACTACACCTTTCGGGTCAAGGAATCTTAGGTCATCCTTATCTCCATCTATAACAGGTAATCCTCTGAATGTTTTGGGTAACTTATCCCTGAATACTACTGCCATGTTGATACCTGTATCTAGTACTGCCTGATAAACGTGATTGGCATAATCCATGTTAGCTTCGCTATATGATAATGTCAAGTGATAATTATCTGGAAGCTTGGCATAAGCACGTTTTACAATTTTAGTATAGTCATAAAACTGTACCTCTGGAAATTGTTGCATGATACCTGTCTTCTCATATTGTATATCGCTAGTACCATTTAACCTGATGCATGGCTTTATGTTTTGCTTTGTGTATCTACTACTAAACTTAACTAAGTCCTTAAAGAGGTTATCCATGTAGCCTATCCTATCAGACAAGTATAGCATAGTCTTACGCAATCTACCTTTCTGGACTACACCCATCTGCCCACGCCCTGCGGTATTGAGACACCCTTTAGCGCATCCTGCTACACCTGCCATTGCACATAGGTTAAACACCTTGCCTTTGTATTCTGTTTTCTCTGGCTTCATATATTGAATACCTGTCATATATTCCGAGCCATCACCTTTGATAGTCTTAGCGTTATTACCTACGCCTATTAAGTTATAAGTCATCTTTTCTACTCCTAGCTGTTACAAGGTACAATAGTACATTATGGAGACTATACTATTGCACCCCTACAAAGTCAATATTAAATATTAACTATGTCTTTAACACCACCAAAACTACGTTGAGATAGTGCTGGTATGTGTAGATAATGGCTT